TCCGTCATCTCTCCATTCTCCACTTTCTTTCTGAAGATCATTGTCTGACCCTCTGAGGCATGACCGAAACCTTTGGTCGTTGGAGTTGGATACAAACTCATTGTCATTGGATCTAACTGCTCTCTCAGATTGCTCGGTTTCTTCCGTCCCTTTCTGTGACCTTCTTGCATTTTCTTCGTTGCTTCTGCACTCCTTGGGGGAAGATGATCCATCGTGTTCGGTGTTGCGTAAAGATTTACAGATGATCCAGAGCCTGTCCCTTTTGTGCCATGCTCCGATTGATGAAGACGGAAATACAAATGTCCTCGTACAGTAGTCGATGCTTTCCATTTTAAAGAGAACCTCGTCCAATCCCAATGAGAGATGTCCATAAACATTTTCGTAAATGACATAAGAGGGTCTTGTTTGTTCAACAATTCTAAAGATGTACGGGAAGATGTGGCGAGGGTCTTCTTGCCCTCTGCGATTTCCTGCAACGCTGAACGGTTGACACGGATATCCAGATGTGAGGATATCTGGTTTTGTTGGAATAAATCTTTTTGGGTCATTTGCGATCTCCTTTACATCGTTAAAAATTGGGACACCTGGAAAATTCTTTTTTAATACTTTGTGACACCATTGTTCAGTGTCACAAAATAAAATTGGTTTGGATAACTTTGCACCTTCATCTAAGCCAAGTGCAAAGCCACCAATACCACTACATAAATCTACATGAGTTTTATTTAAGTGTTTTGTTTATCAAATAATTTTTGAGCATAAAAAGTTCTGATATTATTAATGTTATTGTAATGTTTAAAAACAAGTTCATGTTCTTTTGTACCAGAATTAATTTTGGCAAGTTGTTCGTCTAGCCAATTATCCATATCTTTTAACTTTAAGTTTTCTGCTTTTTCTGAACACTCAAGTAAACTTAATTTCTTTTTCTCAAAATATCCATCTGGGATGTTAGTTCTAAATTTAATTGGTTTCATTTTCATTCCTCCACTACTATTTGATAATCTGCATTATCGTTTTGCAGATACTCTAAAGCATCTGCAATAAATTTGTTTTTGTTAAAATAAATTATCATGTCACAAACTTTTTCATCAAATTGTATATATTGATTAATGTCTATGTTGTTCTCCATAAACTTGTCATGATCATCTTTATATATTTTTTTGATTGTCATTTTATTCCACCCTATCATGAATTGCGACTGCACCATAAAACTTATGTCCTAACATTTCAGAAACCTTCTCTGAAAATCTGGAGTCTGAAGTTTCTCCGAAGTTACCACCAAACATTGGATTTTTGTCGATTACTTCATGAGGTACAATTTTAACACTCTTGCCATATCCAAAATCTTGTAAAACAAGTTCTGCTTTTGGATAATCTTTGCAAGGCTCGAAAGGCCCATCTACATTCGTAAGACATAAGCCTTTTATATCTCTGGACGAAACACCATTATTAGTGCAATCGCCTAAATTATTTTTATAAATATATATTAACATTGGCATAGTTTAATCTCCTTGATGTAAGCTTCTGTTAGTTCTATGAAAGTCTTCCCAAGATTGACCAGTTCTATCTTCTGCTTGTCTTTCTAAGATAATCAACTTTGCAATCTCTCTTTTATAAGTGCCAAGCTCTTTTTCAATATGATTTAAAGCTTGTTCGTTTGTCATTCCTTTTTGATTGAGGCAGAGGTCAAGCTCTTGCTCGACCCCTATCATTACATTGTTTTGTAAGTTCGCCATTAATTAGGCCCCCCTTTCTTTACTTTGGTTACATTGCCATCTTTTCCAAAATAAACAATTCCTCTCCAGTCTGGAGATATTGGTTTGTTACCATACCAATCTGTGGTTCTAAATTCTTTGTGTTTGTAAGGATTGTATTTAACAAATTCTACACAACCATGATCTTGGTAAAGTGTCCAATGTTGACACCACTCGCCAATAACAAAAGCGTGAACATATTTTTTTCCTTGCTCTACAATCTTTTGTCTGGTCTTTTCATTAACTTGAAATCTGCCATTGTTAACTCTGGCTATTTTTGTATGACCTTTTACTCTCCAGCCTTTTTCTGTTTTTACTTGAACACTCCAAAGATTCTTTGGTTTGTTCTTGTAAATTTTTACTGGAGTGTTGGTTTCAATATCTTCTGGAACTAACATTCTAGTCGTCATCTTGTCCTCCATATTTTTTGTTAACATATTCTGTTGTCTCGTCTTGCTCCTCCATTACTGTTTCGATCCAGTAAAGTGGAGATAAAAAAAACTTCTGGTCTTCTGAAGTAAATGGTTTATTATTTCTATTAAACATATTTTCTCCTTTATGCTATATAATAATTATTCCCATATATTTCCATATAAGTCAACAATAAAATGAACGAAAAAAACTTTTTTTTAAATATAAAAAAACAACTTCCGAAAGGTTGTTTTATCCAGAAAATAGAAAATAAATTTAATTCTGGTTTTCCAGATTTAATAATAATAACTGATAAATTGCCCTTGTTTATTGAGTTAAAATCGCCAATAAAAGGAAATAGGATAACTGTGGAAAAGTCCCAGATATCAATACATTTGAGAATACAAGCCAATAATTATATTTCTTTTTTCCTGGTTCGTGACCCTTTGACCTCTGATCTATATTTGTTTGAAGGTGGTAAACTCTGCACTTTTATCTCTGTCCACCTCTGCACTCCGTCTCTGTCCGCCTCCCTTCCAGGCTACCTGGATCACGGAAGTCTGGTGCGGGTGCTGCAAACTGCGAATCGGGAAGCACGAATCAGATCGCAAAGAAAATGAAATGGTCGCTCTGCGATTCTTTGCGATCTTTATTTACTGGGAAAAAAAACTGGAAAAAAATCCAGAAGCTCACGCTTCTGGATCATCGATGAGATGGATGTCATCTCTGTATAAAATCTTGCCTGTCTGCAAGTCGTTTGGAACATTCTTGAGCTTGACCAGGTCAACGCCACCCTTCGGCAACAAGACCCTTTTGATAAGAACCCCATCAACATAAAATCTAAATTCACGATCTCCGTTGGTGCGTTCTCTCATTGTGGTTGAGTGGTTTAAAAAGTGATGCGAGTTTTTGGCGGACGATCCGACATAAACGGAAACGTCCCCGGTCTGCTTGACCCCGTAACTCTTCTGACCTTTGTAAATACAAGCTGTTACTTTGTTCCAGATTGGATAAGATGCCATTTTATTTCTCCTTTGATAAATGGTTATGATTCCAGTATAAGAATTTCTGGGACTATGTCAACTGGAAAATTAAACAATGTGCAGAGTTGCAACAATATAAAACCAATTCGAAACTTTGCAACTCTGCACATTGTTTGCTTCCCGCCTCCTTCCAGGAGCTTCTGGGCCCGGGCGATCCGGGACGGAAGGCTCGGGAGCTAAGAATCGCAAGGGTCACAACTATCTAAAAAAACAAACAAAACTTTGTGACCCTTGCGATTCTTTTTTAGGGACACCGGGACGCTGCAGCAGCTGCCTTCTGCTGGAGAAAAAAGTGGTTGACAGATTCCTAGAATATCTTATACTGGAAGAAATTAAAAGGAGATGCAAATGAAATGTTGTATATGCAAATGCGAAATAGAAAAACAATACACAGAAGAGGGTGTGATGTATTGGGATCAAGGAAACAATGCACAACCAATTGATGATGGGCGTTGTTGCAACGAGTGCAATGCTACCATTGTGATTCCAGCCAGACTAACCGAGATTAAGCTCAGAATGAATAAGTCTGGTTCGTAACCGAACCAGACTTCCTCGAAAAAGAATCGCAGATCGCAATTAATTAATCACAACAACTGATCCTTGCGATCTGCGATTCTTTTTTGCAAACCGCCTCCAGACCCAGGCACCGGGGCCCAGCAACCAGGGTGCGGAGAGATTGTAACTGATTTAGCTAAACAAAAAAAGCTTAAAATAATTAATTTTTTATTTGACTATAAGATAATATGGGACTATATTGAATTGTGATTAATTAAATGAAAGGATTGTAATCATGCCAAATAAAACTTTAAAAGATTATTTTAAACTGAATGGAAAATACATGGAGTATCAAACCAAGCATTTTGTTACAATTGGTAAACTCATTCAAATTAACGAGCAAATAAAGTCTTTACTTATAAAGAGAGACGAGCTTGAAAAGGTCGAGAAGGTCTTAAAAGAAAAATGTAAGACAGAACCTATGTTTATGGGAGACAAGACAGACAAGGCTTAAAACGCCATTAAACATGGTGTCAAGTTATTGACACCATGTCAAATAATTGACTGTCAAAAGATTGACAAGTGTCAATCTTTTGACGCTCTGTGTGTCAAAAAAATGACATGCCTAAAAATGAATTGAGAAACGCAAATGAATATAACGTGAGCGACAGCGAACACAGAAAAAGCATTGCGTTTCTCAATTCATTTTACCCCCACCCCCACGAGGGTTACTTACACATAAACAGAATGAATATGAAAAAACAAAAAGGGGGGGAGGGGTAAATTATGGGGTACGGTGTTACTGTTGCAACCTATATATGCTTGATTGATAAATTTATTCAAATATATTATTGTTGGGATATGGATGATAAAGAATGGATGTATCTTGTAATAGGAATATGGGGTTACTCGTTCCTTGCAGGATTTTATTTTGGGTAGATGAACTTAGACACACTTCCTAAAGAGGTGTTACATGAACTGTTTCTGCTTGAACAACAGAAAAAGAAATTGGACACTCGTGAAAAAGCACAAAAAGATTTTTTGGCTTACGCTCTTCATGTATATGAAAATTTTATTGTTGGGCGACATCACAAGATTATTGCAAAGAGACTTGAAGCGATAGCCGAGGGTAACTTAAAACGTCTCATTATCAATATGCCACCTCGACACTCAAAGTCAGAACTTGCCTCCTATCTCATGCCTTCGTGGTTCCTGGGCCGTAATCCAAAATTAAAAATCATACAGGCTACCATGAACACGGAACTTGCGGTAAGATTCGGTAGGAAAGTTCGTGATCTTATAGCCGATCCCATCTACGGTGAAATTTTTCCCAACACGGACTTGAAACAGGATAGCCAAGCAGCTGGAAGATGGGAAACCAGTGTTGGTGGGGAATACTTTGCAGCTGGGGTGGGTGCAGCAATGACTGGTCGTGGTGCGGATCTTTTAATTATCGATGACCCGCACTCGGAACAAGATGCACTGTCCACGGTTGCTTATGACAATACTTACGAGTGGTATACATCTGGCCCAAGACAAAGATTACAACCTGGGGGAACCATCATCATTGTGCAAACAAGATGGTCAAAGAAAGATCTAACTGGTCGTTTAATCAATGCAATGGCAAAAGATACTATGGCAGATCAATGGGAGATCATTGAGTTCCCAGCCATACTACCAAACGATAAAATCTTGTGGCCCGAATTTTGGAACAAGGACGAGTTACTAAAAGTTAAAGCATCATTGGCTCCTATGAAATGGAATGCTCAGTGGCAACAGAATCCGACATCAGAAGAAACTGCCATGATCAAAAGAGAGTGGTGGCAGCCGTGGGAAGAGGATGAAGTTCCAAAGTTAGATTACATAATTCAAAGTTACGATACGGCATATTCTAAAAAAGAGACGGCAGACTATTCTGCTATTACAACTTGGGGTGTGTTTGAACCAAAAGCAAATGGCGAACAACATTTAATTATGCTTGACGCTAAAAAAGGACGTTGGAATTTTCCAGAGTTAAAAGAAATAGCGTTAGAAGAAAACTCATACTGGGAACCAGACATGATGCTTATTGAAGCAAAAGCAAGTGGACAACCTTTAGCGGATGAATTAAGATTACAAAATCTACCCGTTTTGACATTTAGTCCCGGCAGACGTAAAGGGGGTAACTTGGACAAAACGACAAGGATGCACATCGTATCCCCTATTTTCGAAGGGGGTAAAGTGTGGTATCCTAGTGGAGAGAAGTTTGCAGAGGATGTAATAGAAGAAGTTGCATCTTTTCCAAATGGCGATCATGATGACTATTGTGATAGTATGACAATGGCAATCATGCGTTTTAGACAAGGTGGTTTTATATCACTACAAGGTGAAGACGAAGGGGAAGACTGGTTTCCTCGAACAAGAAGGGAATATTACTAATGGCTGGTAGACCAAAAGGGAAAAAGGCTAAAGTAACTAGGCAAAAAGTAAAATTTGATCCATTTGGCTTTGACAAAGTCATGAAGGAGTTCATGGCAAGACCCAAAGAACAAAGAAAACTAGATAAGAAAGAAGTCCAACCTAGACCTATTCAAGGACCGCCTCCTCCACCAAAGAAAAAGGGTAGACCAAAAGGAGCTAAAAATAAAACAAAGCCACCTAGAAGAATTGTAATGCCTACTGGTAGAGACATGGATGAAGCTATTATAAAAATACAACAACAATTTTTGGTGGACAAAAAGAAACTTAAAAGGAAAACTGGTGGGTATACCGTGACAAACCGTTACTCAGACATTATGCTACCAGAAAAGAAAAGAACAACGAGGATTACTTAATGTCTAAGTCTATCGGAGGAAAAGATTACAGCCCTCAGACTCTTGATGAAACTCTTCTTGATTTAAAAAGAATTGGAAAAGGGTTATTGGTTGGAGAAACAGCAGACATTTTAGGTTTGCCTGCAGATCTTATTGGTTTGTACTATGACGTTAGATATGGTGAAACACCACAAGGAATACAAAGTTTAATTGACACAATAGGCTCTGAAGCTCTTGCTAAAAAATTTATGGGTGAGTCCTTTCCAGAGTTTGGCATGAACTTGGAAAGTGCTGGAAGAGTCATGGCCCCTGGTGCATTATTGACTAAAGCAATAGCCTCTGCTCGATTGGCTGCAAGATTAAAAGATACTCCACCCCCAGGAGGAGGTATTGGAGATTTAGCCACAGAAACTGTTGGTGTAGGAAGAGTGGATGATGTGCCACGAACCTTGGCTGAGAGGTTAGCGATGACAAGAGCAGATGACACTGGCGGCCCAAAGAAAATAGGGAATGAAAGTGTTACTGGAGAAGATGAGTTTTTCAAAGATAAGGTAGATGTAGAGGCAAGATTAAATGTAGATGGCACAATCTTTTCTAATTTAATTAACGAAATAGCAAAAGATGGTTTAGGTATAGATTTCACAAAACCAAAGAAGGCAAGTGAAATAAAAGAATATATAGAGACTTTACCTAAGAGCATATTCAAATCAAGACTAAATGCAGAGGCATTAGAGTCTGGCATGTTTCGTTATTTAGATAACAATCCAAACGAGGTATTTAAATCAAAAGATGATTTATTAGATGTAGCAACTTTATTTAAACCAAGTATTAATGTTACAGTTGGCACATTAAAAAAGAAGCAACAAATTCAAAACGATTTACAAAACTTAGTAAATGAAAGAAACCAATTAGATCCTGCTGATCCAAGAGTGCCTCTTTTAAACGATCAAATAAAATTGGTTGAATATGAAAAGAATCTTTATGCTGATCTTTCTTCTGGTGGGAAAAATCTCATGTCTAATGAATCAGCTCAAAGAATACCAGTGGGATTAGGCGGGGGTCAATCAGGCAATCAGAAATCTTTGGTTGAAGAAGATGCTGTTCACTTTGTATTTCATGGAGATGAATCTGACGCTCAGTTGATGGGTAAAGTTCTTGAAAGCGATCCAAATTTAAGAACCAAAATAGATGAAAGCTTTGCAAGAGTAGAAGAATATTTTAAAGCTGTGGGTAATACCACAGATCTAAGAAAGTTAGAAAATTTTAAAAGACATGGTTTTGGTTTTCCAGGATATATGGCACATGCAAGAGGAGTTGGAGTGAAAGCTCCAAATCCAAACAATCCTATGAAACCGTTTAATGATTTAGTTATAAATGAAATACAATCTAATCAAGCTGGAGTAAAAGAAGTATCTCTTGCCAGAGATAATAAAAAATTAAAAGAGTCAATAAAAAAACTAGAGCAGAAGATGAGACTTGGTACAATATCTCCTAAAGATCAAAGAACATTAGACTTATTAAAAAGAAAAATGAACAAGCCTGTTTATGGCGACATGATGACAAATGAGAAAAGAGCAGATGTTTTTCAAATAATTAAAGAGGACGCTAAATTAAAAACTGGTTTTTTTGATTATTCTAAAAACAGAGCCGAGAGAACAGATAATGCTACAAAAGAGTTTAATAGTTTGCAACAAGCAGAAACTAATCTTGATAACGTAGAAAAAACTATGGGTCCTTTTAAAGAAGCTATGTTTAAAACAGACTCAGAATTAAATGAAGCAAGGACGGTATTAACAGATTACAGAAGAACTAAAAATAGAATTAAAGAAGATCTTGGAGCCTTCATTGATGTTATGGATGTTGACTATGAAATGCCAAAAATTCTCGCAAGTCTTATGAATTTAATAGAGGGTAGAAAAGCACGAGAAGCAGCTCCTCATTTTAGTATTGATGATTTTTCCAAAATCTTAGACTATAAGGGCAATAATCTAGAGGATTTTGGTAGAAACTTTAGAAAAATATCAAAAGAAAGATATGGTTTTGAGGGAGATCTAGATCCTTTAATTGATGTAATCGGAGGAAAAAGACCAGAAAAAACACAACAGAGAATAGAAAATCACTTTGGCTTTGATAAAGATTATGGAATGGGAATTCAGAAAAAAGAAAATGTTAGAGACTATGACATAATAGATCCTGATATGACTATAGATCACTATGAAGATTTAACAAAAGGTGTTAACGAAGGTAAAATTAGTAGAGAAGATTTTGAAAAATTTACAACATCTCCAGGGACTACTTATACTGATATGCCAACTTATGGTGATTATGTTGCTGTAAAAAAAGCAGTTTACGGAGATAATGCTTTTACAAATAAAAAACTTGCAGATAGGACTTTAAATTATATTTTAAATGACAAAGAAAGAAAGTTAGAATTAAATTACCTCAAGGCACAAGCATACAATAAATTTATAAATCATCCTAAGATAGCTCAAGACTTAGATAGTGATAATATTCTTGAAATAGCTACTAGACTTGAAGATTTGAGAAAAAGACAACCAGACTTTACTCAACTTACTGACAGTCAAAAATTAGAATTTGAAAAAATACAACAGGATTTTGAAACAGACTTCGACATGATCCCCAGTGAGCTTTTTATTAAGAGAGGAAAAGATGACCCTGGAAGTATTTTGCAAGAGATAAGTAAAGAGGTAATGGAACAATGGATGTCTGGCAGAGGAAACCAAAAACCTAGAATTTATTCTACTCAGGGAAGAACTAAGTATATTGCTAAAAAAAATGAAATTTCAACATACCTACCTAGAATAGAAAAGCCTAAAAGACTCTTGGGAAAACTTACGAAAATTGGTGTAGGAAGACCTGTTGCTAAATTTAAGAGAGACGAATATCTTGACGCATTTGACAAAGCTTCTAATATAGATTCTTTGGCTGTTTTTCTTGCTACTAGTATAGCAAAAAACGAACTTAGTAACGCTATGTATCCACTTAACGCAATGATAGCAAAAAAGAACTTAATGAACATGGAACAGAGTATTAAACATTTAGAAGAGGTGAGAGATGCAGCAGTTGATAGAGTTCAAGAGGCAAATAGAAGAATAGAAGAATTTGATGCAAATAACGATAAGACACAAATATTAAATGACTTAAAAAGCAAGTTACCAGATGACTTAAAAGATTCTTTAGATGTGGTAATTCGACATCAAGAGGGAATAGAAAAACTTAATGAAAACCCAGCTTTCTCTAGTTCTAAACAAGCAACAGAATTGATGGTTCATCAAATAATTAATCAAGCAAGAAAGTTAGGATACGATAGAGTTGTTTTTCCTAATGTTGAATCTTATCTTAAAGCAGGAAGAACAAGTGAACCAATTAAAAGAAAAGCGTATGGAGATCCAGTCAACAAAGTTCCTTATAACTTTGCAATAGGTTCAAATGTTACAGATGCTTTAAAAAAGTATGGTTCTTCATATACTACTCAACCCACCTATAAGGCGTTTAAAAAAGGAATGGTTACTCAAGCAAATCAACCAGTGCCTCCTGCCGAAGTTAACTTTGGTGAACAATCTAGACAAAATCCAGTAGAAGATGATATGTTTAGGGTAATTGATTTAAACGATAAAGAGGCGGCTAAGAAATCTACTTTAAAAATACCAAGAATGGCAAAAGGTGGTATACTGAATAGATTCAGAAAGGCAAGTTAAAAATGGCAACAAGAGAAGAAAGATCAAGAGACATAGCTGGAATGGTTGAAAAAAGCATAGGAGCAGGTGGCTCCGCTATACTACAACCAGAGGCAGATAGTCTACAAATAGAAGTTGACGAAACTGAAGCATTGCCAGAAGGCATAGAAGTTGACACTGGAGAACAAGTCGAGGTTGTAGCCGAAGCTTACAATCATGATGCTAATTTAGCTGAAGTTTTAGAAGACAGTGTGTTAGGTGCTCTTGCTTCTGATTTACAATCTAAAGTTAAAGAAGATGTAGAATCAAGAGCTGACTGGGAAGAAGCTATTGCAAAAGGATTAAATTTACTTGGCATAAACTACGAGGACAGAAGTGATCCGTTTCTTGGTGCGAGTGGTGTAACACATCCACTATTGTCAGAAGCTACAACACAATTTCAATCACAAGCTTATAAAGAGATGTTACCAGCTGGCGGCCCAATAAAAACTCAAATACTTGGCGTACCAACAAAAGAAACAGAAGATCAAGCACAAAGAATTAAAGATTACATGAACTATCAAATTATGGAGGTCATGGAAGAGTACGATCCAGACACAGATCAAATGTTATTTTATTTGCCTTTAACTGGTTCTACTTTTAAGAAAATTTACTTTGATCCGACTAAACAAAGAGCCGTATCAAAGTTTGTTCCAGCCGAAGATCTAGTTGTTCCTTATTCTGCTTCAGATTTAATGACGGCAGAGAGGGTTACACATGTCGTTAAAATGACGTATAATGATATTCGTAAACTACAAGTGGCAGGAGTATATAGAGATGTGGAGTTATCTGCTTCGGATTCTGGAGAAGATGAAGGAAGTATCCAAGGAACTACTGATGAGTTGCAAGGACTCCATCCAGGTTATTCTGACGATGTATATACTATTTTGGAAGTCCATGTGGATCTCGACCTTGAAGGGTTTGAAGATCCTAATGGTATCATGTTACCATACATTGTTACGATTGACGAAAACTCTAGTCAAGTTTTGTCGGTGGTTAGGAACTATAGGGAACAAGATCAACTAAGACGTAAGAGACAATACTTTGTGCATTTTAAGTTTTTACCGGGTTTTGGATTTTATGGCTTTGGTCTTTTACATACAATCGGTGGATTGTCTAGGGCAGCCACCTCAATTTTAAGGCAGTTAATAGATGCAGGTACTTTATCAAATCTTCCAGCTGGATTCAAAGCTAGGGGTGTTCGTATTCGTAACGATGACGAGCCTCTTAATCCTGGTGAGTTCAGAGACATCGATGTCCCAGGTGGGGATCTCAAAAATTCAATCATCCCATTGCCATACAAGGAGCCATCAGCCACACTAGCACAGTTATTAGGTGTTGTTGTTGATTCTGGCAGACGTTTCGCTCAAGTTGCAGATGCAAAAATCAGTGATGTAAACTCACAAGCACCAGTGGGAACAACTGTTGCGTTGATTGAACAAGGTTCAAAGATTATTTCAAGCATACATAAGCGTTTACATTATGGACAAAAACAAGAATTTAGAATGTTAGCAGAGATTTTTGCAGAAAATCCAGTTCCATATCCTTATTTTGTAGGTAATGTAGCACCACAAATCATGGCACAAGACTTTGATGGTCGTGTTGATATACTTCCAGTCAGTGATCCTAACATTTTTTCTATGGCACAACGCTTATCTTTAGCACAAACGCAGTTACAATTAGCTCAAGCCGCTCCACAAATGCACAATCAGTACGAAGCGTACCGAAGAATGTACGATGCACTTGATGTTAAGAACATAGATGGCATATTACCACCTCCACAGCCACCTGCACCAGCAGATCCAGCGACAGAAAATGCTAATTCTATCAAAGGAATGCCTTTACAAGCGTTCCCACAACAAGATCATG